GGGGCAGCGTTGTGCTGTCCTCGGTGGTGGCCCAGCTTTGGTGGATGACTTCAAGGCGGTGCGGCCTTTGCTACTGCGAGAGGGCGTGTTGGTTGGAGTGAACCAGCACGCTCTCTTGCTTAATTTGGATTACATCGTTTACCAAGACAAAGAACTGTGGCCGATCTTGAACGGTCACGCTCCGGTGATTTCGCACCACAAAGATGCGTGCGATATTTGGTCTGGCATCTGCCCAGACTTCGGATTCAGCGGCGGCACTGCCGTATGGATTGCCGAGTATCTTGGATTCGAGCAGATTTACATCTGCGGCTGCGACAACTACATGACGAGCCGCAGATATTGGCACAGCAAAAATGGCGATCTGCGCGTCGAGGATGGCGTGTCAAACATCCAAGCGTGGGTCAAGGTTCGTGATTACATGAAAGAACCCGAGAAGGTTCGTGTGGCGTCCGGTTGTCTAACAAAGGTGTTTCAAGGTTTATGAAAGTCGAAATGATCCGGTCAAGACTTTACAACGGCCAAACTCTAGAGCGCGGTCGTGTGGTAGATGTCGATGATGGCTTTGGTCGATGGCTCATTGGACGGCAAATGGCCGTGCAATATGTTCGTCAAGACTTTTTAACCGAAGTATTCTCACCGGAAAAGAAACGTGGACGCCCGCCAAAAAGAGATTGAGAAGTACCGCGAGGTCTATAAGAAATACTCGCACTATGGCATGGCAGACGACCGGCTTTTTCCGGTGGTCTCTGTGCTGGATACGTTGTCGGGTTCACTTCTCGATGTCAGTTGCGGGCGCGGCGAACTATTAACCGCAGCGCGCAAGATGGGATTCGATGCGATGGGCACTGAAGCCGTGCCGGAATTGTGCGGCGATGGTGTACATAACGCGGTCATTACTGCACTGCCGTTTAAGGATCATTCATTTGATGTCGTCACGTGTATTGACGTGATCGAGCACGTTCTTGAGCCGGATATAATTCTAGGATTGAAAGAACTTGAGCGGGTATGTCGCGGAACGATAGTGATCGCTGCGGCGGACTATCCGACTTACTGGGACGGCGTGAATCTTCACCCATCTGCGAGGCCGTATCACGAGTGGGATCGGCTCTTTAGGTCGATATTCTCTGGCGACGTATCGCGGCTAGGGCCAACCGCAACGAGCGAAATGTGGGCGGTGAGATATGGCGGTATATAGCAGTTCAGATACCAGAGCGTTCTTTTCGGACGCTGCAACCGACCTTATCTACCGACGCGGAAAGACGCGGTTTAACGTGCGCGGTATTCTCGACTCGCCTTACCAGGCTGTCGCAGTAGCCGAGCCGGAGTTCGCATCGGAGCGCATTGCACTTACGATCCCGAGCGCATCACTGCCGAAAGACTCGGCAGAGGGCGACAAGATCATCGACGGGCAGGACATTTACACGGTGCGCGAGATACAGCCGGACGGCACTGGCGTGACCGTGCTTGTACTTGAGGCCACTACAAACTTGAGCGCGCCCGCGTGACTTTCGAGAGCGACTTCGATAGACGCTCGATGTTCGCCGCAGCCGACTGGGGCGTGGCGGCAATCTACAAGAACAAGGGCGCACGGTTTAGCATCGTCGGTATATTCGACAACGCTTACCAGATCGTCGATGTCGCGGAGGCAGGATTCAGCAGCAGCGTGCCGATCTTTACGATCCCCACGGCGGCGCTACCCTGTAAGCCTGCACTCGGCGATCTGCTTTTTATTGACTGTGACAAGTACATCGTTCGCAACTTCAAGGCAGACGGCACTGGCGTAACGGTGCTGACGCTTGAGGTAACGACCGGGCTTGAGGCACCAGAGGAAAACAATCTTCTGCTGCAAGACGGCACGAATATGCTGCAAGAGAACGGCGGCTTTATCCTACTTGAGACGGGCAACCCATAATGGCGCACGCACGCAAAACGATCAGAGATAGCATCGTCACGATTCTTACGAATGCGGCAGTAGCCGACACGGTAAGTAAGTCGCGTGTCTATCCGATCCCAGCCGACACGGTTTCGATGGCGCTGGTATACACCAACACCGAAACCGTCGCGCAGACGACGCTCACGTATCCCAGAAAGTTCGACCGAGAACTAAATGTCGTCATTGAGTGCGTTGCGCGAGATGCGGACTATTTGGACGACCGGCTCGATAGACTGTGCGAAAGCGTAGAGAACGCCATCGGTGCGGACAATACACTTGGCGCAGTGGTGAAAGATTGCGTGTTAATCGACACGCAGATATCGCTCGACTTCAGCGGGGATGCCCCGATTGGGTCGGCACGTATGCAGTTTCGGGTTGTGTACCGCACGGCAGAAACCGACGCGGGCACTATTATTAGTTAGGAGGAGTTATGGCAAATCATCATGGTTCAGAGGGATTGGTGCGCGTCTCGACCAACACGGTCGCGGAGGTCACATCATTTTCATTCACGCAGACGGCGGAGTACGCCGAAGACACTACGTTGTCGGATCTCGACAAGACGTACAACGTGACCGCGATCAAGTCGTGGAACGGCACCATCACAGCATTCTGGGATGAGACCGACACGACCGGACAGGTCTCGCTGACTCCCGGCTCTAACGTGTCTGTCGTGCTGGCCCCAGAAGGTGTCGGCTCTGGCGCTACCCGCTACAGCGGCAATGCGCTCGTGACCGAAATCACGCGCAATGTCCAGCGCGGTGCGATCACAGAGATCACCTTTAACTTCATCGGCAACGGCGCACTCACGGCGGCGACGTCATAATAGCGAGGGTTTATGAACTGGAAAGAGCAGGCAAAATCACAGTTTGCCGACCGGCGTACGCCGGAGACTCTGATCCCTATCGTGGTTCCAGAATGGAACACCACGATTTACTACTGGCCCGATATGACCTTGGCCGAGCGGCGGGAGATTTTCCTGCTCGCAAAGCAGCAAGGCGATGCCACGGTGCTCGATCTTGAGGCAATGGCGACGACGCTGATTGTCCGAGCGCGAGATGTCGAGGGTCGGCGGGTGTTCAGCAAGGCCGAGCGAATCGAACTGCTGAACAACTACGACCCAGAGGTGATCGCCAAGATCGTTTCTGCGATGAACGACACGCCGCAAAGCGTGGAGGATGCCGAAAAAAAATGATGGAGGACGGACAACTTAGGGCGGTCTATGCCCTTTCCCTCCGGTTGTCCGTCCTTCCAGAACAGATTTTCAGCATGACAGAGGCCGACTTTTATCACCTTCTAGCCGCTTGCAAGATGGAAGCGGACGACCAGGAGCGATCATGGCGCAAGCACAAGTAACAATCACCGCAGTTGATCGCACGCAAGCCGCGATCAATTCGGCGATGCGAAGCATGAAGACGCTCGAGCGTACCGCGAAGGTGACGGCGAAGGCGGTAAATTTTGCCTTTGGGTTCTTCACTGGCTCTTTGATAATTAGTGCCTTTGGAAAGATAACAAAGGCAGCAGAAAAAACAGAGGAAGGTCAGAGGGCGCTTTTAGAACTTAACAGGGCATTAAAAGACCCTGCTCTAGTTGCGGCTGCTGAAGGAATCACAAATGCGCTAGTTAAAGGGTTTGCTGGCGCAATTGGGCAAGCCGCAAAGTTTATAAAGTTTGTGCGCTCTGAAATGGTATCGCTTGGCCTTATTGGGCCTAGTGGCAGTGCGGCAGATGCAGCATCAATAATTAGAGGGCAAATATCTGCACGGCGCTCTGGTCTTATGGGGCTTCGTCCAGGGCAAGCAGACATTGCACAGGGAATAAATACAGAGATTGCTGCACTTAGAATGCAGTTGGGCCTTGTTGAAGGGCTTGCCGCTGCTGAAGCAAAACGAGAAGAACAAAGAATAGACTCTGAACTTCAAGCAGAGAAAGCAATAAAAAGCACAACAAAGTTTAAAGATGAGAGCCAAAAGTTATTTGAAGAACAGGCCAGGCAGATGGCCGAACTTAAGTCATTTTATGATGAATTAAAGAAAGCGCCGGAAATGCTGGAAACAAACTTTTCAGCAACCGATGTTACGATTGCCAAGAGTGTGCAAAACATTCTTGATGAGATGAACGCGGCAGATCAGATCATGACGCAGTTTGCCCAGTCTGCCGCGCAGAATATCCAGTCTGCCTTTGCCGAGTTTCTTTTCGATCCGTTCAAGGGTGGCCTAAAGGGGATGCTGTCTAGTTTCCTAGACGTAACCCGGCGAATGCTGGCCGAACTTGCAGCGCAGCAAATCCTCGGCGCTATCTTCGGAAGTTTCGCAGGCGGCACGGGCTTCATGGCGTCATTTGCCAAAGCCATCACAGGCCGCGCGTCTGGTGGCCCGGTGTCTAAAAACACCCCGTATATCGTCGGCGAGCGTGGCCCAGAGTTGTTTGTGCCCGGCTCATCGGGTGGCATTGTGCCGAATGGCGCAATGATGGGCGGTATGACTGTCGCGCCGGTGTACAATATCGACGCACGAGGCGCGACGGCTGATCTGCAATCGGCACTGCCGGGCATACTGCAAGAGAACAACCGTCGCATCTTCGAGGAACTTGACCGGCGCTATGGGGTGGGACGATGACCGACTACGTATTACCTCCCGATCTTGTGGCCTCCGATGTTGAGTGGTCGCTGATCGACAACACGGCGGTTTTCTCCTCGGCCCTCTCCGGCTCTACGCGGACGTACTCACGGCCCGGTAATCGCTGGTCGTGTCGGCTGATCTTCCGCGCGCCCTCTGCCGCCAAGCGTCGGCGGTTGCTGTCCCTCATTGCCGCGCTGCGCGGTCGGGCCAACCGGCTGCACCTCTCCGACCCGGCTGGCGCGTTTGCTGGCTCATTCAGCAATGCCGAACTGCTGACCAACAATGCCGCCGTGACCAATACGACCGGGTGGGCGTCGAGCGATGCCGAGTTGGCGCTGTCGGCAGATTCACACTTCGGGCTGCGGCTTACCCGCACGGGCGTGACTGGTGACCGCTACGCTTACCAATCCGCCCTCACCACAGTAACCTCCGCCCCGTATGCCGTGCGCTTCGTGCTCGGCGCTGGCAAGGGCAACGTGCGCGCGGCGGCTATGGCTGGCACGTCGCAGGGCGCATCTGGGCTGCTCTCTGGCACGCTGCGGACTGCGGCGGGCAAGTACGTCGAAACCTTCACCGCGTCCGGCACATCGTCCCACGTTTCGTTTTACGACTACATCTCGGGACGCGCGGCTAACGACTTCCAGTTTCTGACCTATGGGTCGGTCGCCCGCAACGGCGCTAGTCAAGTCGGCGGAGGGCTGAACATCGACGGCCTGCCGACTTCCACCAACGGCCTAGCACTGGCGGGCGATTGGGTCGAGATCAATGGCGAACTCAAGCGGCTGACGGCTGACCTTAACTCTAACGACTCGGGACAGGGCTACCTCATGTTTGAGCCGACGCTGCGAACCTCCCCGGCTGACAATGCTCCGGTGGTTTTCCGTAACCCCATGGGGCGGTTTATGCT